GATCAACTATTTCAAAATATTCAGATCGCCTGCGAATATTTTTCTAAATTTGCAGGATTTACAACTGAATATCTTATTTTTAGTTCAGCGTTATACGAAAAAAATAAAGGTATAAGACTTGATCATCTGTTTACTCTTTCTAAGGCCGGTCTTACTGATCAACAAAAAATAGCAAATGCCCCTGTATGGACGGGAGCTGATTTTACTATAGAGGAGCCGTCTACTGTATATGTAGCTACTTCAGCGTTAAGTACATCAACATTTACAGGTTCATCTGCTCTCTCAAGTGTATTTAGTAACGGATTAACAGAGTTTGAAATAGTAGATCTACCACTATACACAAAAATTGTTACATTCAGTCCTATATTATCTACAATATTTAAGGAGTCAGTTTCAAATAAAATATCACTTCAATCACAGGAAGCAACAGCAACACAATACTCTAATGTATTTGACTACGATGTAATGGATTATAGAAAAGTTACTGCTGTAGTAGACTTCGAAGAAGGTTCTAACCAAGGTATTAACTCTTTATTTACTTTAGAGCAAACGTTAGCGCAGCAAACCTATTTTAGTTATTCGATGGGTAATTATGGTTTCGATCTTGTATCATGGTACACAATGAAAGAGTGGATGGATACGCGCGAGAAAGTCCTTGCAACTAGACGTGATCTAAAGTTTGATGCAAGAACGCAATACTTGCAAATGTATCCACAACCCGGTTCGAGTCAGTTTTACGGTGTTATTTCATGTTACCTCGAGAGACCGTTACGTGATCTTGTTAAGGAGCAATGGGTATATGAGTACGCACTCGCGTTAACAATGATTGTTATTGGTAGAGTAAGAGGTAAGTTTGGTGGTGTAGCTATATTAGGAGGCGGTACACTAAATGCAAGCTTACTGGAAGAGGGTACTGCTAAGAAAAAAGAACTAGAAGATATGCTTACTACCGGTGCATCAGCAGGTTTCGGGGATTCAGATCCATGTATGTTTTTTTGTAATTGATATTATATTATTAGTAGATAAGAACTAAGTGGATTACTGTCACCGTAGCATAAATATATGTATGGGTAAAAAGTATTTTCTTTTATTAAAACAACATACTGTGACAGGGTTAAAATATCTATGTTTTCACCACGGCACAAGGGATAATTGCTTTAAATATAAGGGATCAGGTACGTATTGGACTAGTCATTTATCAAAGCATGGGAATAGTATTAATACTATTATTCTTGAGATCAAGGATACAAGAGAAGAGCTGGTTGAGTATGGATTAAAATATTCGAAGCTGTGGGATGTAGTTAAATCAACGGAATTTGCAAATCTTATTGATGAAGATTGTAATTCTACAAGCGCACCTCTACAGCGTGAAGATGTTCGTCTAAGACGAAATAAAGCGTTTAGTGATAGAGTTAGATTGCATGGCCAGACTGATAAAGAGAAAGCAAGAAATAAAAAAACATCAGTAATATTACAATCTACCGAGATACGAGAAAGAGCAGCTAATACGCTTAGAACAAGACTAAATACAGGTCACCGAACAGAAAAAGAACAACAAAAAGGAATAAATCAAAGTAATCGTATTAAAGAGTGTGGATTTACGGAAGCAGAGCTTAAAGCTCAAAAAGAAACAAGTTTACGTCAAGTTAGTAAAACAATGAAAGAGCGGCTTAACAATCCTGACTATATTGACTCACGTAAAGGCAAATCAGCAAAGGAAATATTTGGTGATACGTATAAAGGACCGTGGAATAAGGGTAAGACAGTAAATGAATTAAAGGGACAAGACTATATAGATCCGAGATGTAAACCGTTTACAATTACATCACATTTAGGTACATACAAATATAAAAATGAACGAGAATTTTTAACAGAGACAAAATTCTCACAACCAACACTAACAAAATTAAAACGTAACGGTAAATATGTAGTGAAGCGTCAATCTAATACTCTGCATAATTTTAAGCATGGCGAAACAATTTTTTATAGCGAATTAAGATGAGTTCTAAAAAATATAGACAAGGTGTATTTACACCTATTAATAAAGCCAAATTTATAGGTACAACCGCGTTTTATAGATCTGGACTAGAACTTAAATTTATGCGCTTTTGTGATAATAATCCAAATGTAATAAAATGGGGATCTGAAAACGTTATTGTACCGTATATAAGTCCGATAGACGGTAGAGCTCATAGATATTTTGTAGATAACTTTGTATCGATAAAGGAAGGTAATAATGTAAAACATTATTTAATTGAGATTAAACCTTCTAAACAAACACAAGCTCCAAAGACGAACTATAAAAATAAGGCTCATCTAATATATGAGCAGTCAGCGTGGATGGTAAATCAAGCAAAATGGATTGCAGCTAAAGAGTTCTGTAGGAGAAAAGGTTTAGATTTCCTAATCCTTACTGAAAAGCACCTTATTTGATAGATTATATTAGTACTAGCATAAATATACATATGGCATTAAAGCTTAATCTATTAGTAGAAAAACCGGCCCTTAACGATCAATTTGAATATGTTGTTGAGGAAAGCAATAGAAATGCACCATCAACTCTTTTTATTAAGGGTCCTTATATGATGGCAGAAGGTGTTAATAAAAATAAGCGGCTATACCCTATTGATGAGTTACGCCAGGAAGTACACCGGTATAACGAAGAGATGATTAAACCAGGTAGAGCTATGGGTGAGCTTAATCATCCAACGACTGCTGATGTTGATCTAGAACGTGCCTGTCATATGGTAACAGAAATGTATGAAGATAATAATGTATTCTTCGGTAAATCAAAAGTACTTTCTACACCTTGCGGTCTTATTGTTAAGTCACTTATTAATGATGGGGTAAAGGTTGGTATGTCATCTAGAGCTTTAGGCACACTTGAAGAAGGATCTACCCATAATACAGTTAGAAATCTTAAACTTGTTGCTGTTGACTGTGTAGCAGACCCATCGTACCCAAAAGCGTTCGTTAATGGTATACTTGAATCAAAACAGTGGGTTGTTGCTGTAAATGGTAAGTATGAAGAAGTATACGAAGGGTTTGAAAAATCAATTTCTAAACTCCCGCGTAAGGATATGGAGTTTTTTCTAAGAGAACAAATCTTAAAATTCATACAATCTATATAAATAATAATATGGCAAAGAAAACAGCTAAAAAAGATTACGATAAAGACGGTAAGCTAGAATCGCCTAGTAAAGAATATGAGGGTGTAAAATCTAAGGCTATTAAAAAAGCTACAGGTAAAAAGACACCTAAAACAAAAGGTAAAGGTAATCCCTTCGCTAAAAAGGAAGATGAAGAAATGGTTTCTGAGTCTTCTGGTATTGCTAAATTTATCAACGCTATTTCTTCTAAAAACTACGCACAAGCCAATAAATATTTAAAAGGTATAGTGGACAGCAAAATCGAAAACAGAATTAGTGCATCCCTTAACGAACCTCTCTTCTAATATGAAAGTCAAGAACATACTACCCGACGAAGCAACGCAGATTCTCTCTGAAGAATCTTTACAAGTTATTGAGAGTGCTTTCAGTAAGAAACTTCAATTAACTGTTGAAGCTGCTCTTACCGAACAGGACGATCTTTACTCGAAGAAACTCGAACAACTTATCACTGCTATTGACAAAGACCATACAACTAAATTAAAAAGAGTTGTTGAAGCTGTTGATAAAAGCAACGCAGGTAAGCTTGTTAAAGTTGTTAAAAAATATGAGCGTGAGCTTACAACAGAAGCTAAGCAATTTAAAGCTACCCTTACAGAAGCGATTTCTAATTACTTAGAAGAATTTCTTGATGAAGCTATTCCAACTCAAGCAATTGCTGAGGCTACTAAGAATAGAACAGCAAGAGAAGTTCTCGGTAATCTTCGTAAGGTATTAGCTATTGATTCAGCTCTTATGAGTGAGTCAGTACAAGATGCTGTTATTGATGGTAAGAAACAAATTGATACACTCACCACACAAGTATCTGAACTTTCAAAAGAAAACGCTCTTATTAGAGAGAGTTATTTTAAGACAAAAGCTTCCCTTCTTATCGAAACAAAGACATCAGGTCTTTCAGATAAAAAGAAAGAATATATAAAGAGAGTTCTTAGCGATAAATCACCTAAGTTTATCGAAGAGAATTTTGACTACACACTTAGATTGTTCGATAAGAAAGAAAAGGAAAATATCGACATTATAAGAGAAGAAGCTTTTAAAACAAGAAGCGTTAAAGCTGATGCACCTGTTTTAAAAGAATCTACAGAAAACAAACAAATTTCAGGAAATCCTTACTTATCTGAGCTCCAAAAGTATAAATAATAAGGTAAAGAGTTTTTAACCCTGAACAATGAGGCCCATACTAGTGGCCTGAGTTAATCGAAAGGAAAAATATATAATTATGAGAAACATACGTCCAACACAATCATTTGTCGACAAGACAAGAGCAGACCAACTTCTTGAGAAGTGGGCCCCTATTCTTGACTTTAAGTCAGATTCCGTAAGAGAAATTCGTGATGAAAATACCCGTTTGAACACAGCTATGCTACTTGAGAACCAAGAAGCATGGTGCATCCAAGAAGCTAACACCAATGGTGGTGGTGTTTTTGGTGCTACAAGCCAAGGTAACTACAATCCAGGAACAGGTGCAATCAACTCAGCCGACACATATGCGTCGGGTGATGCACGTCTTCCAAAGATCCTCATCCCGATGATCCGTCGTACATTCCCAGAACTTATCTCGAACGAGATTGTTGGTGTTCAACCAATGTCTGGTCCAGTAGGTCTTGCCTTTGCACTTCGTTATACCTATCAATCACAGAACCTTGGTTCCGGTATTGATGGTAGCAGCATTGCAACAGGTACCGGTGGTGATGGTCAACGTGCTGGTTATGCCGGTACAGTTGCTAACAGAGAATTAGGTTATCAATATCTTGATACCCGTTTCACTGGTGCATCGTCACAAAGACTTAGTGGTAGCACAGCTGCTGGCTGGACTTTTGCTGACCAAGATCAGGGCGTTGCCCAAATCTTATCAGCATTTGAAATCACTGGTAACATCCCACAAATCGAAGTCAAGTTTGAAAAGACAGCTGTTGAAGCTGGTACTCGTAGACTTGGCGCTCGTTGGTCCGTTGAACTTGAGCAAGACCTTAAGAATATGAATGGTATCGATATCGATGCTGAAATCACAAACGCTATGTCGTATGAGATCCAAGCTGAAATCGACCGTGAAATGATCATGAGAATGATCCAATCCGCCCTTAACGGTGGTTCATATTCGTTCTGGTCCCCTGCTTCTGCAGACGGCCGCTGGCTCGTTGAGAGAAATAGAGACTTCTATCAAAAGCTTATCATTGAAGCAAACAGAGTTGCTGTCCGTAATAGACGCGGCGCTGCTAACTTCATTGTTGCAACACCACGTGTTTGCGCCATTCTTGAAATGCTCCCTGAATTTCAGTGGGTACCTGTTCAAGGTGACGTATCAACACAACCAGTTGGTATTGCCAAGGTAGGTTCAGTTGGTGGAAGATTCGCAGTCTACCGTGATACACGTACTGAAGTACAGAACACATCACAATATCAAGGATCCGGCTACACCACAGGTGGCGCTAACTCCGGTGGTATTGAGTATGCCCTTCTTGGGTATAAGGGTTCTGAATTCTATGATACAGGTATCATCTACTGCCCATACATTCCTATCATGGTACAAAGAACAATCGGACCGAATGACTTCGCTCCACGTGTCGGCTTGCTTACACGTTATGGTGTCGTTGATAATATCTTCGGTGCTAATCTTTATTACCACGTTGTAATTGTTCAGGGTCTTGGTATTGCGTTCTCACCAGCAAATCAGTCGGTCTATTTTTGACCTATTGAGTCTTAATGAGTTAGCTTATTAAGATCTGGTGTTCTAAGAATCAACACAACAAACTAAGAACCGCAGGTGCCGAAGCGCCTGCGGTTCACTTTTGGACTAAACTAATTATTATTTTTATTAGGTTGATAATATATTCGGTTTGATTAAATAATATTATAGTGAGTGAGTTTAGACGTAATAAGAAGTATACTGATACTGAGAAGCAAGAAATTATTGCTTATGCGCAAAAGCATGGTATACAGACTGTGAAAGAAAAATTTAATGTTTGGCCTGAGAATGTACGGTATTGGCTCGCGTCAAAAAAGGTAAAGCAGGAGATATCAGAAAAAGGTAAAGAGAGACATCAAAAAACAAAGCTCGATAAAGAGGTACAGAAGAGAAATAAAGAGTATAGAGAATACCGTAAGTTGCAGGGTATAACACCAAAGAAGTGGAAGGAATGGTATGAAGGACTGACTGCAGAGGCGCGAGTAAAGCTTAATGAGAATGTCAAACAACACAGACACGATAACAGGGCGCATTATTTAATAAAGTCAAAGAGTCGGTATTTAGAGGATAAAACAAAAGGTGTATTTCGAAGAAAGTATAATGAGGATCCTCTATATAAGTTAAGATGTAATATACGTGAGCATGTACGACAAGCTGTAAAATATTCTGATGTATCTCGCTCACACCCATCAATAAAGTATCTTGGTTGTTCGATAGAAGAGTTTAGAGTGCATATAGAAAGTCAATTCGTTGAAGGTATGTCCTGGGATAATCATGGTAGAGGTGATCATTGCTGGCATCTAGATCACATTAAACCACTCGCAATGCTTAAGGAAGTTTCTAATATGGATCTACTTAAAGAGATTTGTCACCACTCAAATTATCAACCTCTATGGGAGAGAGATAATTTATCTAAGCAAGCAAAATATGAAGTGTAAAGATCTCAGAGATGCTGTAGTTGAATATGCAAGTAAAAATACTGTAACGGAGTGTGCAGAGTTATTTGAAGGTATTGTATCATTAAATACTGTTTATAAGTGGTTGCGAGATAGTAAAAATCTCACTTACGCTTACACACACGATCAATGCAGACATGAGCTAGAGTTATATAAGTTACGTGAGGCAAAATACACGTGTAGTATAGGAATGAATCGTCTAGTTCATACGTTTCAACCACACTTTTTCGATGTAGAAAGAGAATTGTGGCAGGATAAGATCATACAACAGAAGCTGAAAGAGAATAGAAGAAAATATCTAAATAAAGACACACTAACAGACCGTGAGATTTTAAGAGGCTTTAAGATATCAGGTATACACACCGGTTATTCACACTTCTCTCCTCTATGGCTAAAGAAGTATGCTCATGAAGAAGATGTATCGTGTATATATGACCCGTGTGGTGGTTGGGGGCACAGACTAATAGGTGCGTATCTTTCTGATATTGATTATATCTATAATGATATGTGGGATAAGACGTTCATGGGTAGCAATACTATTGCTAAGTTTATTAATTATAAGTGTACTCTATATAATAATGATTGTACAAAATTTATACCTCAAGAAACCTATGATTGTGTATTTACGTGTCCGCCGTATTATAATGTAGAGAGATATAACGGTAAACTGTTTAAGGATATTGAGGATTATAATAGGTTTATAAACGCAATGCTGGTAAATAGTATTAAACCATCCGTTACAAGAGTTGGTATAGTTATTAACGATACATACGAGCAAGCTGTAAGTGATAACATGGATAGCAGTTTTAAATTAGCAAGCAGAGTTGTTTTAGGTACATCAGCTGCCGTGTCACATTTTAATAAGTCAACCTCATCCAAAAAAGAAGTACTATTAAAGTATCAACGATAAAAATACATTTTATAGAAAGTCGTGCAGATAGTCGCTGATTTATTAAAAATACAACCTAAAGGAATAAATATTAATATGGCAGTCATCGGCTTTAACAATCAGGCATTATCAGCATTTGGAGATAGCCCAGCTAACTTAAGCTGGTCTTTATCGAGTTCTGGTACATTTAAAACAGTAGAACTATTAACAGTAGGTACAGCAGGAACAACACCTGCACTTAGCTCAAAACGAGTAAGAGGTATCGCGTTTAACACTCTACTCTCTTCTGCTGTATCACCCGCATCAGGTACAGGTTCATTCGCAACATTATCTGCATTCTCTGGTACTACATTCAGAGTAGATCGTGCTTATAACGGTGGGACAATGGCTCTATTGTTTACTGACGAGTCTTCATCACTCTTTACCGTACTTACCGGGACAACACAACAATCACTTACAGCAAATGGATTTGATACTTCATTCCCCGAAATCAAAAGACTCTGGCTCTTAGGTTATCGTTAATTTTTAATTCGTATAAATATAAAAAAAGACCTAGTAGAAATACTAGGTCTTTTTAGTTTTAGATTAGCTCGGTCTAAACTATCAATCCGACTCTATCCTTCAACTGATTATTCATATGTTTATAATTCTTTAGCCAGCCTAAACAAATCATCAATTTCTTTAGAAGTTTTTCCTAATGCTGACCCCATTTGGATGACTAAAGGATGTTGTCTATCAATTGTTGTGGCATAATTCCATTCAATTGATGCCGCCTTATTGGATGATAACATTGCTGTAATAGTGTCGGGGTCAATTCCAGACTGTAAAAGCCCTAATCTGAGTTGTCTTTGTGTTACAAAATTTTTAGAGTCATTTACGAAGAAATCATTTGCCAATATTTCGCTATTAAACCAATACCATCCATCTACTGGATACTCGTATGTGTCTTTCTCAGATGAAATTAATACATATCCATTACCCTCAATATAATTAGGAGCATATTGTATTTCGTTGTTTTGTTTTTTATAAAATCCTTGTGTCATAAAATTATCCCGTTACTGTCCAACCCTTTAATAAAGCTGTTCCTGTTTTTAATTGTCGAAAGGCTAAGGTACTTGAGGAAGTTCCTGCCATTGGTCTAGTCATAGTAACACTTGTGTTTGTGATGATTGATGCTACTTCTGTTCTGTATCTTAACTTTGCAGTCCCATTACCTGTTAATGGTAATACCGACCCACTAGGCGTTGCTGCCAACTGAAAACTATCTGCCAATATAGTTCCAGCAACATAATAAATTATGCTGTCCGTAATTCCAGTTGTTCCTAATATTAATGTAAATGCAACTTCGTCTCCGTCGCTTAATCCATGATTGGTTAAATAAACACGATCATCTGTACCATTTAAAGTTACTGATGTTATGGTAGTTAAAGGTGAATTAGTACCTGTGGCTTGCATACCAACCTCAATACCAGTTGTGCTAGCCATTGTTACAGTGGTGCTTTGTGCTGTGCTGGTTCCTGTTAATGATACTGGAGTTGGTGCTCCCCAGTTAGATGTTATTGTTATTGTTGGTGATGTTCCTGTATCAAGATTATCAAATATGGATTCTAGTTCTTCTTTGTTTAATTTACAACCAGAATAAGATATAGAAGCTGAAATATTACTGAATGATGCTCTTGTGAGAGACACACACCCTGAAAATATACTTGTAATAGTTGAACCAAAATTAGTCACTAATACTGTATTAAAAGCTGGAACCGTTATCAAAGATACGCAACTTAAGAACATGCCAGACATGCTGGTAACAGACGCTGTATTAAAAAGCGGGACTGATACCAAAGAGGAGCAATTTGTGAACATGGTGAGCATAGTATTCACTAATGCTGTATTAAAAAGAGGAACCGTTACCAAAGAGGAACAACCATTGAACATGCTGCTCATATTGGTAACAGACGCTGTATTAAAAAGCGGGACTGTTGTTAAAGAGGCACAACCGTTGAACATGGTAATCATAGTATTCACTAATGCTGTATTAAAAAGAGGAACCGTTACCAAAGAGCGACAACTATTGAACATGCTGCTCATGATAGTAACAGCTGCTGTATTAAAAAGCGGGACTGTTGTTAAAGAGGAGCAGCCATTGAACATAGCGTTCATAGTAGTAACAGCCGCTGTATTAAAAAAGGGAACCGCTACCAAAGAGGCACAACCACTGAACAAGGAGCTCATATTGGTGACAGACGCTGTATTAAAAAGCGGAACTGATGTCAAAGAGGAGCAACTTAGGAACATACCGTTCATGATCACAAGAGACGCTGTATTAAAAAGTGGAACTGATGTCAAAGTGCCGCAATTTTGGAACATGATAGTCATGGTATAAATAGACGCTGTATTAAAAAGTGGAACTGATGTCAAAGAGGAGCAACTACCGAACATGGCACCCATATCGCCGACAGATCTCGTATTAAAAAGCGGAACTGATGTTAAAGAGGAACAAGTAAGGAACATGTTAGCCATGGTAGTAACAGCCGCTGTATTAAAAAGTGGAACTGATGTCAAAGAGAAACAAGAGCTGAACATGCTAATCATGGTAGTAACAGCCGCTGTATTAAAAAGTGGAACTGTCACCAAAGAGGAACAACCACTGAACATGTTAGCCATGGTAGTAACAGACGCTGTATTAAAAAGTGGAACTGTCACCAAAGAGGGACAATTACCGAACATGCTCGCCGTGCTAGTAATATTTCCGATTATGCCGAATGATACGTTTGACAACTTTCCTAAATTGTTAAACAAACTTTGGTAAGTAGTCGCTCCTCCCATATTGATTCCAGAAAAATTGATCAATTCTTTACAAAAAACATTTGCAGCGGTGGCACTACCTATTGGCATACTTGTTAAATTTGGACAAGAAAGTATTATTTCTAAAATCGGAGAGCTATTTGGGAATGTAGATCCAGTCTGTGCATACTTTTGATTGAAATCCACTGATGTTAAATTTTGTCCACTTTGTGGAGTAATTACAACAACAGCCATTTTATATCCACCACTTGTAACGGTAGCATTTAAATCTGGATCAGCATAATCATATTCGTGTTGTGCCTTGATCCCAGTAGCAACATTTTCGGTATTACCATCTCCCCAATCAACAGTATATGCTCCAGCTATTGTAAAAGCTAACAAATTAGAACCCTGTGGAAAAATCGGCATTAATAATGCTATTTTTTGCTCAGAACTTGTAATGGTTGGCATGGTCAACCAATCCGTAGGACGAATCCATCCTCCACTAGTTATTGGTTTTTTTATTAAATTTCTATCGTATCTATTCTTTTTAAAGAAAGAAGACTTACGAGAGATCAATGGACCTACTTTATTACCATATCTAGCGCTCATATATTAACTAATTCTATTCACATAACCAAATACATTAACTCCACTTAATGTTGGTGAATTTCCATATATTGAAAATCCAGTCGCACCATTACCTTTGGCGATAAGCCCTGGGCATACTAAAACACTGCCAGCATAAGCTTCTATAACTCCTTCAAATAAAATATCTGTGGTAAAGTTTGTGCCGCCATATAATAGGTTAAACGTAACATCAGATGTCGTTGGGTTTGTTGCATACATCCAAACCTCATCTATAATACCTGAACTTATCGGTGTAGTATGTATAGTGTTTGTATTAATGCCTGACGCGGAAATAGTAATTGATTTACCATTTATACTTTCTGATAGGAATTCTTTTGTGTAATTTGACATATTGTTTATTTTATTAGATGAACATTGAAGTTTTGATTATTGAACTAGAGTCGTTAGTAGATGACTCTAAAATATTAACACCATTTATAAAGTAATTACCCGTAACATTTAAATCGCCGTTCATGGTTCCACCGTTGGCAAACTGTTGAGCTACAGAGCCTCCACCTGACGATAACTCTATAATCCTTCGTACGTTAGCGAGCTCTTGGGTGAACCTATTTGAAATAGATTTCTCTAAGTCCGTCTTAATTTTCTTTACATCAACGTCTCCCTTAAGCTCAGAGGTCTTTTCAACTACTATAGAAGGTACATTATTCTTAATGACGCTGACTTCTTTAAGTATCGACTGTTTACTTTCTTCTATAAGCTCTATTATTCGAGCTTTATCTTTTGATGTAAAATCTACTACACTAGTCTCAATTAAGGTAATGCGTTCATCGTAATAGTCACGAATCTTACCTTCAGCCAAAGTAATCTTATCTGTTAATTCGGAAGATATATTAGTTATCGATTCCTCTAACTGAGTTTTAATATTACCGATACGGCTTAAAGCTTTATTTGAACTTTTAATAATAGAATCATTGAGTTCAATATTAGACTGCTCTAATGTTATGATGTGTGATTCGTAGCTATCTAAAGCTGATTTTATCTTCTCATCTAGCTGAACTTCATAATCACCGAGGACCTTTACAAGGGTTTTAGATACTGTCTCAAACTTAATATCTAAAGCCTTATTGCTCTCACTGTTATTAGTAGCAATTTTTTTAAGTAACTTATCAGTTAATATGTTCTTAGCTAAGGACGAAATATTATTCTCAAATAATTTAACCGTCTTTTCATTTTGTAGAGTAACTTCTTTATCTAACTCGAGCGAGAGCCTTCCTGCTAACTGACTAACAGTATCTGTAATATACTCATACGCTTTTGCATTCTCTTGTTGTGTATATGTAAATAATTCATCTCGTGTATTTTCTGATATACTTAAAAATTCTTCTAAGAGAATTTTCTTAAAACTTTCAGTAGACTCAACAAAAACTTCTCGTTTTCTATTATCACGTTCTTCTAGTCGACTTAAATTTCTTTGCTGAATAGCATCTGCAAATTTAGTTGCAGCTTGTCTAGCTTGTTTTATTTCCTCTAAAATAGATTCCTTTTTTTCAAAGATAATACTCTCGAGCTCTTCTTCTCTATCTTTAGCTTCAGCTACAGAAAATAAACTTGCCGAAGTACTCTCACCTATTTGCCGATTTGAAGCATTATACAATACTTCAAAATCGCCTCGTTGTATTACAAACGGAGCTTCCAATTCCTTACCTTCAATTACTATAGGAATATTTACTACAGGGTTTCCTTTATATTCAGAAACCTTTTCTGCTATGTATTTACTTCCGTTTATCTCTAACTCATAAACATCAAAAAAGACTTCATTGAAATCTTTAATAGTTAAGATGTTCTGGTTAGAGCTAGTAAAGGTTGGTGTTACCTTTTCGCTAAACAGTCTCATTTAATATATTTAGTCAAACTCTATTTAATGCAATTACCTTTGTGGTAAGACACTAAAGTATTGTGTTCTAAAGTATATATCACCGGTAGATGCTGCACTAGCTGATACAACCGATGTATTTGTAATACCTCTAAATGTATACGTATCATTATTACTTAATAGCATTGAGTTAAGTGCATTATTGTACCCATTATCAAATATGGTAACATTAACACCTGTTTTATTTGTAATAATAACCTCTGAACAAGGGTAAGATGAAAGCTGCACTAATGCTGTACCGATAGACTGTTTAAACGATCTACAGTCGTTCTGATTATAAAATGTTGAACCGTTATTAGTTGTTGGAACTGCCGCCATAACAGTATTTATTCATCAGACAAAAAAACCCTACCTTTTAGGGTAGGGTTTTAATATATGATATATTAAGAATTACTGCTTTGGAGTCTTAATATGAGGTACAGAGCTATCGCTTAGAGTGTAATGTAGTAAACTCTTATGTGAAGCTCGTTCAGGATTAATATCCAAACCACCGCGGCGAGCATATAAGCAACGTACCACTAACGCTTCAGGTTGCACAATATCATGTAAGCGCTTGTAGATGGTCTCACAAATTTCCTCATGGAAGTGACACTCATCTCTAAATGATACAATATACTTAAGAAGAGAGATAGGATCAACAGTCTTAGATCCAGACATATGAATATACACATCACCCCAGTCGGGTTGTGAGGTTACTCTGCAGTTAGATTTAAGAAGAGCACTATGGTAGTAAACATCACGAACTTCGGAATCTAGCACTTCAAGCAGCTCAGGTGTTTCATTATAAACACTAAACTCTACATTATCAATAGGATACTCTTCTTCAAGAGTAATATATGAACGTTGACGTAGAAGCTTCTGATCGTGACTCCATTCAGTATATGCAGACGTATTTTCACTTAATACATATTCGTTACTTGCAACAGTAACACGAACACTACACTCAAGTAGCTCAGATAAGTCTTTTGTAACACAAGCACTAATTTCATTGAGAACTTCTTGCGCAGTATCACCAAGCTTCGTCATATTAAACGAATTAAAATACAACTTATGCGATTTTGACTCAACAATATACTTACTAGCACACGGATATACAATTTTTGCAATACCTACAACAGGTAAGCCAAAATTAGTTAATCCAGATACCTCGTAGGCATTCCAAGTATCATAACCTACAAACGGAAGATCTTCATCTTCAAGACCGAGATGAGTTCTATTTGATTGACGAGGTTCGCGAACTAGCAAAGAAGGATCATAAGAGCTTTTATACTCTGATGATTGACCGAGATGCTTACTAATTCTGGAATTATCTAATTCTGTTTTTTTCTTTTTTGCTGCCATAAATTATTATAGTTTATTTTTATAAGGATGCAAGTCTCTATTGAACATTGTGTTTAATCCCATTAATTCAAACTGAAGCATCATAAATGTCATTCGTTCTTTAACCGATCCTGTAACACGAAGAAGTTTGGTAGGAGGAATACTTGCCATATAACTTTCAAACAGTTCAATTATTTGATTTCTAAATTCAACATTGACACTTCTTTCACCATCATTATCTACTGGTACATCTTCAGGTTGGGTATATACAATAAGATCATACTTGTTGATAGTATTGTCAAATGTCCAACGAGCATGATTGTAAGCACCCATAGAGACATTTCCATGATCACACAACCAGTGAGTATACACTAATCCATCAAGAGAACATCTATCAAGAATAGTAGGATTATCTCGCTTAGTATATGCATTTCGTAAATGCTCACCCGTAATCATCATTTGTGTTATATCATTACCACCCTCGTTAATTGGTAGATCATACTCCCTCTTCACAAGTCGTGTAATCTCAGGAATATAATTCCACTCAGGAATCATATCTTGACACAACTTGAGTAGAGTGCTCTTACCTGTACTCTGCGCTCCAGAAAAAGAAATTAACATACAATATTATAACGTTTATTGTTAAAGAAATCAACCCAAGAATTAAGAGAGGTTTGTTTTAAAACCTTATACGTCTCATCTAACGACGTACAATGTACATTAGATACTTTATCATAACAAATAATACGACCGCAATCAACATACTCCGTAACTTCATGGATAACACTACCAACATACAAATATTCTCCAATTCTATCATAAGCTCTTACTTGAGGATCTTTTCCTTTTAACTCTGAATAATAATTAATAAGTCCGGGGTGACCATTATAAATTTTAAACTCCTTACAAATTTCTTTTGGAATAATATTAAGCCAGCCGTGTAGAGTTATAACATCATAACCTTCAAAGAGTTGACGGTAATAAGCTAACTTTTGCTCATATGTATTACCCTTAACACACCAAAATGTACTTTCTGTAATCCGTTTATCGTGTCTAGTTATATCAGAGTTATCAGTTAAAATTTTACTCGGCTTAATGCCTAGTTTATCTGAGATATTAGCAATCTCAGAACCTGTTTGTGAAAAGAGTACCAACCAGGAGATATCTTTCATGCGTTACAAATATTTTTAAATTCCTCTACGTTATAAATTACATCGCTCATCTGATCTGCAGTTAATTCTGCATCAATAAGATCAGCAAGAAGTACCTTAGGTTTATTATATAGTCCGATCTCTCTAAGATATCGCTGACCAACGATTCCTGCTACAACAGGGTTGGAAGTATCTACACTACGAATACTCTTAATATTTGCGTAATGACTAAACTCTTTCGATAGTGAACAACCTAAAAGATGGTGAGGCTTTGTATGCTCCCAAATACCATCTGCAATTAACATATTAATAAGCTTCTGACGACCATCACACATTCGCTCTAGTTTTGCTCGTTCAGGATTATCACTTGTAGCTCTACCTATGATCTGATAATAAGAATAATCAAATGAAATTGCAATATAGTCAGCATACCCTACCATAAACTCGTAACATGCAATAATCTCATCATATGTCTTACCTTGAACAACACCTACTTTAAGACCTGGAAGATCCTCATACTCAGTTATAAAGCTCCAAAAAGATTCCATAGTAGCTTTACTCTCTTCCAATACATCAGGTACAATATAATATGTAGGTTTAAGCTCGTTAATATACCCTGCAAATTTAACACTATCAAAAGCTGTACCCAGCTCAAAAATAGAATTGTCGAGCATTACCTCACGTCCTAGTGAAAGAGACGTTTTAAAGAAGTTATAATACTTAGGATGTGTTTCAAATAAATGCACGAGAGCATATTCGTAATCGTTATAGTGCCTAGAATGATCTAGAATTGAAATAGGAGACTCATGAGATACCAACATAATAATATTATAATGTAGTTCCTTAACGAATTCAAGCATTAAATAATTTAAAATATATGGCTTTATTTAACAGTGTAGGAGGATTAGCCTCTGCAGTCAATAATAAGGTTGGTGCGTTAACATCTGTTGCAAAAGGTGTTATGTGTCTACCCTCTATTCTTACCGGGTTACCAGGTATACTAGGCAATGTAGCAAAAGGGGTATTAAGCTCTTTACAGAATCAAGCTCTCGGTGTAATGTCGAGTATCGTTGCTGGTTTAACAGGAATGATAACAGATATAATTAATGATGCTGTTAATCAGATATCAGGAGTTGTAAATCAATTGCTACAGATACAAGCTACAATATTAGCAACTATAAAATTTATTGAACAAACAATTAAAGATCTTAAGAAGCTAGTAAATGATATTATTAATTTTCGTGCTGATCAAGACAATTGTAGATTTGCTGCAGCGGAAATGTTAAAGTGTGTTGCAGGTTCACTGATAGGAGATATAAGTAAAAAACTAGCTAAAGATGTTAATGCGGGTTCATCTAGTATAAGTAAACTTGTTAGTAAAGCTTCGGAAAAGTTATCACAACCTGGTAATGTTATAGAACGTTATACAAGTAAAATAAGCAACTCAGTTGATAAAGCTACAAGTCAAATTAACACAACAAAACTAATATAATGATTAATACTTTACATATCGGCACTGTAATAAAAAATGCTGATTTTGCTAACAAAGACGCAGGTCAATATCTAGGACGTGTTAAGGTAGTGATCCCCGGACTAACAATTGTAGGTAGTGATGTTATAAATTATAAAACACCTGGATCAAATATAGGCGGCGATTTAAATGCAGGTGCAATTAAAAAAGCTGATGATTTTGAAATATGGGCATATGTTGTTGCTCCCATAGCAGGTGAGAGTTCCGCTTCAAAATATAATTATACAAAAGATGCGTCCTCTTTAGCGGATGGTAATGATATGAGTAACTTCACGCATCCTACTAATTATACAACAGCGCCTGCAGCAATGTTTGCATCACAAAATCTAGATGAATACTCCGGGGGCCCTAGTTACAACATGACTGCTAATGTAAACCCGTATGGTAATTGTTACGTAACAGAAAATTATTCTGATTCTGGTAAGGGTATGTTTAGTATGCCTGCTGTTGGTTCTAAAGTTTTAGTAGGCTTTATAAA